AAACACCGGGACCGTATTCTCGCATCCCAGATGGCATCGGCTCCTGCCCTGGGGAGCGGGTTATCCCATTCCACGTCCTCTCCCGCCTCCGACGCCGGTACGCCCGCCGAGCGCGCAGCTGCATCGATCGCGATGCGGCTGCAGCATGATCTGCGCCGGCTGAAGGAGATCCAGTCGATCGCCCGCCGCATCGAGGTGAAGCGCGAGATGCTGCCCGCCTATACCGACTGGGTCGCCGGCCTGCTCGACGGCGGACGCACTGCCGGCGCCGGCATCGCCGAGGACGTGCTGCCGACCGTGATGGTCTGGCTGATCGACACCGGCGACTATGCCCGTGCACTGCTGCTCGCCGAGCATGTCATCGCCTATGACGTGCCGCTGCCGTCACGCTACGAGCGCTCGGCCGCAGCGCTGATCGTCGAGGAAATCGCCGACGCTGCGATCCGCGCGCAAACCGCCAAGGCGCCGTTCCCGCTCGACGTGCTCGAGCATGTTGCCGAGCTTACCGCCGACGCGGACATGCACGACCAGGTGCGGGCCAAGCTGCACAAGGCGATCGGCACCGAGCTGGCGCGTGCGGCCGATGCGATCGACCCGGCCAAGCCCGAATTCGCAGCGCTCGCGCAGCGCGCGCTCGACCCGCTTCGCCGTGCCGTCGCGCTGCACGACCGGGTCGGCGTCGCTGGCCAGATCAAGCGGCTCGAGCGTGCGCTGGCGCCGCCAAAGCCGACCACGAAACCCGCCGGCACCGCGCCGGCGACCTAAGCTCGCCCCCGGCGCTCGGGGGCGGATCACGCGGGATGGGAGGGCGCCACGGCGCTGAGGGCCATCGTCCGATCTGATCCCCACCCCCGAAAACACAAAGGACCGCACGATGCCCTCCAGAATCGTATTTGTCGCGTGAGCGGTTTCAGCTGCCCGCCATCGCTGATGCCGGCGCCGGTCGTGTCGAACGAGGCGCCGATCCGCAATGACGGCTGGTTTCCGGACATCGACCCGGCTGAGCTGCGCGCCGCGCGGCGCATTCGCGACGTGATCACCCCCGAACGCCTGAAGCTCGCCGTCACCGGCGCGATGATCACCGTCGGCAACCAGCTCGCCGTGTGGCAGGCCGCGCATATGCTTGCCGGCATCGCGGATCTCGCTGCGGTCCCGTCACGCAAGCTGGGCGATACCAGCCGCCTCGTCCTCCTCTACACCCGCGCGATCGGCGCCTATGCCAAGGCCGAGCTGGTCGAGGCGTACCGCGACACCGATCTGACGGGACAGGGCCAGCACGACGCCGAAACCGTCGAGCCCTCGATCGTCGAGCTGCGCCGCGATGCGATCCACGCCATCCGCGACATGCTGAGCCGCCCGCGGCTGCGCGCCGAGCTGATCTGATGGCCGATGTCCTCACCGCAAAGCAGGGCGACACGCTCGACGAGCTGATCTGGCGCGAGCGCGCGCTCTGCGCGCCCGACATCGGCCGCGTCCTCGCGCTCAACCCGGGCATCGCCGACGTCGGCGCGGTCCTCCCGCTCGGCACCCGCGTGACGATGCCCGCCAGCATGGCGCCGGCCGCGCGCACGCTCCCGCTCATCCAGCTCTGGGACTGACCGCATGAAGGATCTTCTCCACGATTTCGGCACCGGCCTGTGGGCGTTCATCGTCAGCCTCATCCCTGCCGGCCTTGGCTCGGTCGTCAGCCTGCTGGTCGAGAGCGGCCTCACATGGGGGCAGCGGATCGCGCAGGTCTGGGTCGGTATCGTCGTCAGCTATTTCGTCACCAACGCGGCCGGCGCGCTCTTCGGCATGCACCCGTTCGTATCGCAGGCGATCGGCTTCCTCGTCGCGATGGTCGCCTTCAAGGGCGCGCCCGGCTTCATCGCCGGTTGCAGCGCCGTCCTCGCCGAACTCCCCGGCAAGCTCAGCGAGCGGCTGCTCACGCTCATTCCGCGAAAGGACCCCAAGTGATGCCCCAGCCCGATAAGGGATCGTCGGCGCCCGTAAAGCGCAAGACGCTGATCGGCGTGATCGGCGCGGGAGCGGCGCTGATCGTCACGCCGTTCGTGTCCGGCTGGGAGTCAGGCGGCACGCCGCGGCTCGTCGCGTACCAGGACATCGTCAGGGTCTGGACGATCTGCGGCGGTGAAACGCTCGGCGTGAAGTCCGGCATGGTCGAGACGGTCGAGGGCTGCGCGCTGCGCGAAGAAGCTGCGCTCATTCGTCACGCCGAGCCCGTGCTGGCCTGCACGCCCGGCCTTCGCCCCCATCCCAACCAGCTCTCGGCTGCGATCAGCCTCGCCTACAACATCGGCACGGGCGGCTATTGCGGATCCACCGTCGCGCGGCGCTTCAACGCGCGCGACTGGCGGGGCGCGTGCGACGCCTTCCTGATGTGGAACCGCGCGGGCGGGCAGGTCGTGCGCGGCCTCGATCGCCGGCGCCGCGCCGAGCGCGATCTCTGCCTGAAGGAGCTGCCCCGATGATCCCCGCCCTCTTTGCCAAGGTGAAAGCCGAGGCCTTCTTCCTCGTGCTGCTCGCCGTCGCGGCGGTCGGCGCCTGGCTGTACGTGCAGTACCGCCAGGTCAGCGCCGACCGCGACGATCTACAGCACCGTGCCGAGCTGATCTGCGCAGGGTCGGGCACCGACTTCGCCGCGATCGGAAAGACAGCGCGCGGCGTGCGCTGCGCCCAGACCGTCGCCGGCCTCGTCAAGTTCAAGGGCGACAGCGACCAGCTCGCCGCGGCGACGCTCGCCCAGGCGATGGCCGATCACGACGCCCGACAGAACAACGACACCCGCGCCGCGCGCGCTGCTGCCGAGGCAGCAAGCTCGGCCGCACAACGAATGGAGATGGCAGATGCGCAAGCTGAACGGACGAATCTTGTCGATCGTGACTGGTTTCGCGCTGTCAACGGTGTTGCCGGCCTGCGCGCGGCACGCTGAGGCGCCGCCCGCGGTCGTGTCGACGCCGATCGTCGTCAAGGTGAAGGACACGCCGCCCGCCGAGCTGCTCCGCTGCGCGGACCGGCCCGAGGGACTGCCCGAGGATCCGGCGCTGATCGCGCAGATCCCGACACGAATCCGTGCCGGCATCATTCGCCTCGCACGATCCTTCGCCGCCAACGCCGACCACCTCGACCGCCTCATCAACTGGAACACGCCCGCCGCGTGCCGGTCGCCCGAGGGATAAGACATTGGCCGGTACCCGCCACGTTCACCGCGCACGATCGCCGTAGATCGCCCTCTGGTGAGCTTCAAAACCAATTCCGAAACCAACACGAAAGGAGGTGATTTCATGCGGTATTGGCCCGTTGGTAAACCCGTCCGTTGATCGATGCGCCCGGTTCGCAAGAGCCGGGCGACATCTTCTGCCAATGCAATACACCCCTGGGACGAAGGACGTTCGTTGAAGAAGCCGGAAAGCCTGCGGCAGACGCTGCAGATGTTCGTGCCCGCGCTCGCGGCGGATCCGTCCCGATTGTCGATCTTCGTCGACAAGGGGCGGATCGCGGCGGGTGCAGGATCACTCAGCCTCGAATATCGCTATACCGCCAATATCGTCGTGCAGGATTATGCAGGCGACGTTGACGATCTCATGGTGCCGATCCTCGCATGGATCGCCCAACACCAGCCCGAGCTGTTGCAGCGCACCGATCAGGAGCCGTTCCGCTTCGAGTCCGAGCTGCTCGACGCGGAAACCGCCGACGTGTCGATCTTCATCGACCTTGACGAAGCCGTGCGCGTGTCGGCGAAAGAGGGCGGCGGGTTCACGGCCGACCGCGCAGCGCCGGCGGGCGATGCCGACAGCTTCGGAATTGGATGCGTGCCGTTGTGGCAGCTCCTGATGGGTATCGATGTCGTGGCGCAGACCAGCGATCCGCGCTTCGTTGACAACCAGTGAGCGACTTCGCCGACATTGAGGCGCTCGCGGGCGCGCTGCTGCGCCGTGTCGATGCCGGCGAACGCAGCAATATCCTGCGCGTCATGGCGCGCACGCTCCGCAGTAGCCAGGCGGCACGCATTGCGCGCCAGCAGGATCCGGACGGCCAGTTGTTCACCGCCCGCAAGGCGCAACCCGCCGGCCGACTGCGGCGCAGCGGGACAATCAAGCGCAAGGCTATGTTTCGGAAGCTGCGCAACACGTACAACCTGAAAGCGGGGTCGACCGACACCGAGGCATGGGTTGGGTTCAGCGGGCGTGCTGCCCGGATCGCACGCGTGCATCAGGAGGGGCTCGAGGATGCGCCCGCGAAGGGCGCAGAGCCGGTCCGATACGCGCGACGCGTGCTGCTCGGCGCCACGGAAGCCGAGCGTCAGGTGCTGCTTGACGTCCTGTTCGCACATGTGACCAACCCATAGGGAAGTTCAGGGCCTATGCGATCGAGGGCAAATCGCCCACACCCGAATATTGATCAAGACCTGCTCCTACCAGCTCTAGACGCTTATTCACATACCTGCTGTTACGTCGCCTTTCGGATCGACTGCCAGTTACGGTGCCCCTTGCCTCGTAGGATTTATCTGGTCGGGAATGCGCGGACCAATTAGACGCTTCCAGATTACGCGACGTAAATCGCCGGTTATTCTAAGCCGGCATGACCAGACGAAAATAGACATTTTATTGCTTCGAGGAAGCAGTTTGCGCTAGCTGCAGCTGCAAAAGCCTGAGCATCATCGGCCTTACCCTCATCGGCAAAATCACATACAGCTTTCATAACTATTGGTAAGGGCCTTGGCTTCGAGCAACCGCTAGCGGCGGCAAATACACTGTACCCCTCCATTTCGAGACCCATAACGTCGCGATTTTTATCAATTAAGCCCTCAAACGTTGCAGCATTAGCAATTACGGCAGCACCTGAAGCCATCGGCGCGATGTGAACCTGCAGGTCACCGCGACCAGGCGCAGACGGACATCGCTCACGGATGGTCGCGCGAAGCCCGGCATCCCCGAACAACTCCCTCAGTGATTCTGCAACGTCGACATCCAAATCCAAATGATGCGGAGACGGTCGAAAGCGCGGTTTACCGTCGTGAGTATCGATCTTGCCGCTGCCCCAATCATAGGCGGGGTCCGCAATAATCACATCGCCTAGCTCTGATTTGCCTGCTCGACCAGCGCATATACCGGTCATAGCAAGGATGCGGGGACGAAAGTTTGCGACTATCTTCGACGCTAGCACTGCCGTACTCGGCAACCCCATTCGCGGCGCAGCGGCTGAGATGATCGAAATGCTCCGACCGGGTGTCTCAATCGACCCAGAAATGTAACGGGTCTGATCATGTGGAATTCGCAATGGTTGCCATCCACATGGTAATGCTCGAATCGCCCGCCACTCCACGTCAGGAAGCGCACAGATCACAGCGACGTCTACACCAAAGGTCGACCCATCTGTGAAATTCTCTGACCGCTTCAGCGCTGCTACATAATCGACTTTCGCTTTGACTTGTCCAACCCAGCGATCGTTATCCTCTGAATAATGAACGAGCGTCCAAAGCTGATCAGCAAACTCTTGGCCAAATTCGCTGAGAACATCTGCATAGGCTGTCACGCCAACGATATGTTTGGGCTTGATCGAATCGTTATCACGTTGGATACGACGAAGCAGCGATACCCCCTCCCCTCGTACCGGTTCGCCATTAAATTTTTTGGGTATATTTACATCTAGCAGAAGCAGATCAAATTGATATTGCCGGCACAGCGCAATTGCATCGGTAGTATTGAAGGCATGCTCGATATGCCGTTCGTTAACTCCAGCCTCAATGACAGCCAATTTCAACGCACCAAATTTTGGTAGATCGTCTTCGACGATTAGAACTCTTATCATTTTAACTCTTCTTTTTTTGACAGCACGCCGCCTACCATATCGTTTAGCATTGAACGCCAATCGTCAACATTCGCCCGATAGTGGATAGTTCCGACATAGTTTGAGAATCTACTTAAGAGCTCATTCTTAAGTTCGGCCAGCGTTCTATAATCGTCTTCGTCACCAAAACGGTCAAACTGAGTGACAACAATTACTGGTGTCGCGACACGCTCTCGGGACATTCTTCGAAGAATTTCGCGACCGGCAAAAAAGTGCGGACGCCCCCCCTCTTCTTCAACGGATCGTTCGTAGTTTCTCATTGTCATATCTAAGAGAATTAAATCAATGGACTTGTCTAATGCGGCGGACTTACCTGTGTGAAGCGACCTCGCCTGCAGTACCGTTGGGGAGTCGTAAGCCAATTTGACCCAATCAATAAGATCACCGATTTTCTCTTCATCGTCCTCAATTATCAATATCCTCATCGAGCGACGCCCTCCCTATTGAACATGATATCGACACGAAACTCGTTAGAGTCCGTTAGCGTCACTTCAATGTCGTAAGATCGCCGGAGGTCGTGCCTAAGGATTTTCCACAGTTTGGCATAACCTGAACCCCTCTCCACTCCCACATAGTCCTGAGCCGCCTCGCTTCCGAAATCCTGGTTTAAGCGATTTACTACCACTTCGAGGTTCGATCTGCCTGGCCCGTCAGATAGAGCGTTAATCATAGTCAGTTCGACAAGGCCGGGGGTAGCATTTACGGTAACCTCGAGTGTCAGCTTTCCGTCAGCGATACCGGAATGTAGCGCCGCATTCTCCATTAAGAGGAGGAATAAGCGAGCGATCGATGGCAGCGTCCATCCAGCCATGATCAGTCCGGCTCCCCCCCTCAGAGACGCCTCAATCTGTAAGCTCGAAAAGTACGATGTGACCGTCGCTAGCCCCACATCAAAAGCAATTTGTATAGGATAGTCTTGGTATTCGTGGGCCTTTGACAGATTAAACCAACTGGCAACACGTTCTACTGCTGCTAACACCTCTGGCTTTGCCAATATTATTGCTTGTCGTACGTTTGCTGCATCGTCATCGGACAATACTTCATCCGCCTGTGACTGAAGTCTGATAAAGGCAGCGTTGAAGTTAGCAAGCGTTTCCTCCTGAAGACAAGCTTTTACCCTATTTAACCCAATTTGTGTCTTAGCCCAAAGCACATCGAATACAGCCTGCTGGTACTCATCGTAACTTTCAGCTACATCGACCCTAGCCTGTAGTATTTGGATTTCTAACTCATTGATTGAGAAATCAAATAAGCCCTCTGGGCTGGTATCGTTTCTGACCTTGATTTTTCGTCGAGTCAGCCTCTCGATTTCCGTATCGACACTCGCGGAAAACCGAGCAAATATTTTCTGAACTTCATCGTCGTATTTAAGGCCTTGCCCCTCCAGTCGCTCTCCCCAATACTTGTTCGGGCGGTATCCACTCTCTTCACTAATAAGGTTGGTGACGAGTGATGAGTTGACAAACGGACCGCGAAGCTCCCGAAGTATATACCCATGTCGCACGTTGGCACTAAGGTTGGCATCCAGGCCGAAGACTTTACTTGAGGCAAATTGATCCCGAGTTTCACGCAACATCCGCTTAAATAGATTATTACGCTCAGTAGCAGGCATCGCCATTGATAGAATTGCAACCCTCCGCCCGTGAGCGGCCTCGAAGCTTCTGGCCATTTCATCAAATTCGCCAGCAGCTTCCTTCTGCATCCCAAGGAGGCGGTATAAATTCCAGCTCTCGCGCATTGTATTGCCGATGAAAAGTTGGATTCCGTCAACATCGACATATATTTTACTTTGGTCTAGCTTAAGACTCGTATCTCTTATGACCTGACGGGTCTTAATGCGCTGAAGCTCGTCCTGGAGCTCAGTCGGAACAGCCTTTTTTTGTTCCGTGTAGAGGTCAGAGCAGCGGACGATTATCTTTACCCGCTCATCTTCAACATCTCGGGTTGATCTTAGTGAGAAGCACTGGTCGAGAATGTCTGGAACGCAGACGTGTCGAAAGAAATATATGATTTCGGGAATAGAAGTCGTCTCATCCGGCGAAAGCTCTGAAGGCATTTCGATACCGTCGCGGTCGAGATAATCGATAAACGCATCTACGAGAAGATCTTCTTTTTCGTTTGGATACATAAAGTTGAACATATGAATCAGGATTACTGTGCGCAGTCTACCTAATACCCGCAAATCTCTTGGCGCAGATTGATCCCAGACTTCAAGTGCGTCGATCAAACGTCGTAGGGGCAAGCGTCGAGCCAAATACTGAGACCGCAGTATCAGGCTCACACATACTTCACATGCCTCTTCTAAAGATCCCTCGCGGAGCAGCGCCTCGGCAAGGATCATTTGCCCTTCAAGCCAATCAAGGGGTGACGAGTGATCCAATGAAAGCTGTTTAATTTCGGCGATAGCCCCCCTGCAATCGCCTAGGCGCATAAGCGCCAGTGCATTCATTCGAAAATCCCGTGCCGAGCGCTCTTCATCATTAGAGAGAAAGTAAGCACCTCTCAAAAGGTCGGCGGTACTACTTACTGAGGGGGCGTTACGTTGGACTCGAAAAGCCTGATCGAGGTACTTCTGCGCCATCCTCTCGGGAAGGGAAAAGGCGAGGTACGGGTTGTTCTCGGTAGTGCGAAGAGATGCTAGGACCTGAGCAGCGGTGGGCGTATTGATCCTTTCGTCACTGCGCTGGCGTTGAATAAAGAGGTCTAGGGACGAGGACCACGAGCTGCGCGGGTTCGTCGTGCGCAGCTTTGCCAGCCGGGCCTCGGCGTCGCTCGCGTTCGCTCCGGCCAGCATTATTTCCCCTAGGTCGGAGGCGATCCTCGCTATTAAGGAATCCTCTTTCACTCCCTCCAGGACGACCTTCCGGTTCTCGAAGGCTTCAATGCGGACAGCCATAACGAGCGCCTCAACCGAGGAAGCTTTAACTCCTTGGTCAACAGCAAGCTGCAACGCTAAAAGCCGATCGCCTGCTACGTAGGCATCGAGCATGGATACAAGAGGCGAGCAACCGGTATCGGTTTCACCGCCAAGTGTAAGTATTAGGCGTTCTAATTGACGATCTTTAACTCGCTTACTAAGTTGGCTAAGACTTGATAACAGATGCATGTCGCCACTATCATCGCCGGACGCGACATATGACTGACAAATCATTACATAAAATATATATCTATCTATAGGCGTTAAAGCATCGGTGTATGCTATTGCTTGAGCTGTCTCGGCTGCATCCAGCTCACGGCCAATGCCTAGCGTTACTTTTATGAGACCTTCTAGGTCGCTACCCTTAAGCCCCGTCTTGTCTACGATTTTTTCAAACTCTTGCGCGGATAAGTTATCTTCGGTACGAAAACTTAACCACGATATAACGAAGCCAACAAACGGATGAACCTTGTCGTTGTCTAGGACGCTTTTCACGTAATCTCTTTGAGATTTAAATCCGTCTTTCAATTGTATTGCGTTGATTCTAGACTCTACAAGCCAAAGAGATAGCCCGAACTCTTTTTCGATCTCGTCGAGCTGAATAAGAAGCGCTTCGACTTCTGAGTTTAGATATAGCCGTTCACAGAGATCTCGAAGGGGAATAAATCTGTTTAATTTATCTTCCTGCGCAATAATAATTTGCGCGGCCCATTCTAGCTCGGCAGCAAGCGACGCGACAGCAGAAACACCCTTTCCCCAAAGATCCCGAAGATCGCTTGGCTTTTCACAGGGCCACAGCAGCTTTCGATATGCCTTACTTTGAAGTACCTCTGGTAGCGCAGAGCGAAATAGGCTTATATCTTCACTAAACTTCGCGCCAGCCAACCCGACCTGAATATTTCCGTATCTTGTAACGATGCTTCGGAATTTTATGAATGCTGGAGATATCGCTGAATTTTTTTGCCGATTTTTAGCCTTGCTCACCTAATTGCCCTCACTAGAAATCGACCATGTGAATTCGTCTAGGTTACCCCCCGAGACGTAGCAACGCCTGACCGAATGTCCGGTTAGGCCGTTCGCCCTCCAAAAACCGAGCGGCCTGATTTATTCTGATAACGGACATCTTGGCGGGGTGTGAGATCCCATTCCACACCCAAGCGTGATGGCGCTGCCCTGACCTGACCGACGACATGACCGGATGGCCGAGCCGTCAACCTTCACCGCTGTCGATCTGTCGCGCCTCCCGGCGCCGACGATCGTCGAAACCCTCGATTTCGACACGATCTACGCCCAGATGCTCGCCTCGCTGCAGGCGCTCGTGCCGGCATTCGATGCGACGGTTGAGTCTGACCCCGCCATCAAGCTGCTCGAGGTCGCCGCCTACCGTGAGATGCTGCTGCGCGCGCGCGTGAACGATGCTGCCCGCGCAGTCATGCCCGCCTATGCGATCGGCGCGGATCTCGACAACCTGGCCGCGTTGATGGGCGTCGTGCGTCTGCTCATCACCCCAGCGAACGCCCAGACCAACGCCCCCGCGGTATACGAAAGTGACGAGGACTTCCGGCGCCGCCTGGTGCTGGCGCCCGAAGGCTATTCCGTCGCCGGCCCCGAGGGCGCCTACATCTTCCACGCGCTGTCCGCCGCCTCGGACGTGCTCGACGCCAGCGCGACAAGCCCGACGACCGGCGAGGTACGCATCACGATCCTGTCGCGCGTCGGCACCGGTGCAGCCTCGGCGGCACTGCTCGAGACCGTGCTCGGTTACGTATCGGCCGAAACGCGGCGCCCGCTGACCGATCACGTCACGATCCAGTCGGCACAGATCGTCGAGTATGCGGTGAAAGCCTCGATCACGACATTTGCTGGCCCCGACGGCTCGATCGTCATCGCCGATGCCCGTACGCGGCTTGCCGCCTACGTCGCCAACTCGCACCGCCTCGGCCGCGACATCACGCGCTCGGGGATCTTCGGCGCGCTCCACACCGAAGGCGTGCAGAACGTCGTGCTGACCAGCCCGGCCGCAGACATCGTGCTCGATCGGACACAGGCCAGCTGGTGCACGGGCATTACCGTCAATCATGCAGGGCTCGGCGAATGACGCTACTGCCCCGCAACGCAAGCGAGCTCGAGCGCGCGCTCGAGGCCAGCATGGCGCGGCTCGCGGATGTGCCGGTGCCGCTGCGCGACCTGTGGAACCCCGACACCTGCCCGGTCGAGCTGCTGCCCTATCTGGCGTGGGCGCTGTCGATCGACAGCTGGTCGAGCGCCTGGTCGGAAACGGTGAAGCGCGCGCGCGTCCGCCAGGCGCTGGCGATCCAGCGGCGCAAGGGAACGTCCTCGTCGGTGCGCGACGTCATCGAGTCGTTCGGGGGCGTCGTCGCGATCCGCGAATGGTGGCAGATGGAGCCGCCCGGCGAGCCGCACACCTTCAGCCTCGTCCTGAATGTTACCGACGATCAGGGCGCGCCTGCCGATGCCGGCTATGTCGATGCCGTGATCGCCGAGGTCTACCGCACCAAGCCCGTCCGCTCGCACTTCACCTTCAGCCAAGCGCTCAATGCGAGCGCTCAGGCCGGCGTGATCGGCGCTGCCCGCCCCGCGGCATTCGTCCGCCTTTCCTTCACCGCCTGACGGAGTCGATATGGCCCTCACCCTTACGATCACCGATGTCGGCCGTGCGGCCCTCGTCAACGCCGAGCACAGCGGCACCAACGCGGTCCAGATCGCCTCGGTTGGCGTGTCGGGCGCGGGCATGGCGCCGCTGCCGACGAGCGCGACGCTGCCCGGCGAATACAAGCGCATTGCGACCATCTCGGGTGCAGCGGTCGCATCGGACATCATCCACCTGGTCGTGCGTGACGAGTCCGCCGACGCCTATCCGCTGCGCTCCTTTGCGCTGTACCTCGCGGACGGCACGATGTTCGCGATCTACGGCCAGGCCACAACGATCGTCGAAAAGTCGGCCGCGTCGCTGCTGCTGCTCGCACTCGACATCGCGCTGGTCGGCATGCCCGCCGACCGCATCACGTTCGGCAATGCCAACTTCCTTAATCCACCGGCGACGACCGCGACGGCCGGCGTCGTGAAACTGGCGACCAACCCGCAGGCACTGGCGCTCGCTGATCCCAAGCTGGCACTTTCGCCGGCCAACCTCGGCGCCATCATCGACAGCAATAAACTGCTGGCTGATCGCGGCGAGCTGCCGGTCGCGGACATCGACAAGGCAACAGGAAACGGCATCTACAGCATCGCCCAAAGCTATTATGTCGACACGGTCCTGTCGCTGACGCGGCCCAGCTCGACGGGCACCGTGCAGCTGCTGTTCGGCTATCAGGGCGTCCTTTCGTGGCGCAACCGCCAAGACAATCTGCAATGGGGCGCGTTCAACACGATCTGGCATAGCGCCAATGACGGCGCGGGATCGGGTCTCGATGCCGATATGCTCGACGGCTATCATCTCGATCGGATCGCCGCCGATCGCGGCGCGGTGCTGGAAAGCGCGATCGACACCGCGGTCGCCAACGGTTTTTATTCCGTCGTGCGCGGCTCTTATGCGGACTCGATGCTGACATTCACCCAGCCGAGTTCGACCGGAACCGTGCAGCTCCTCTTTAGCTATCAGGGGGGAATGGCGTGGCGCAACCGCCGCGACAACCAGCAATGGACCGCCTTCAATACCATCTGGCAAAGCACGAACGACGGTTCCGGGTCGGGCCTCGACGCCGACCTGCTCGATGGTCGGCACGGGAGCGACTATGCGAGCGCTGCGCATAAGCATTCGGCCGCAGAAATATCGGCGGTCTTCGCGGGGCTGCTTGGTCCCAACGGTTACCAGGTGCTGCCGGGTGGCCTGATCCTGCAATGGGCGACGGGCGCGCAGATGAATGCCGGGCAGGAAGCGACACAGCTGGTCTACTTCCCGATCGTCTTTCCCAATGCGTGCTATGGCGCCGTGGTCAGCACGCAAGATGACGGTTTTACAGCCGCGTCCAACGCCATGTTCTCGTCCGTTTTCGCACCAACGCGCGATCAGGTTACGGTCGCCCGCAAGGTGTTCTCGGATGGCGGGCAGGACATCATGAGCTCGCGTCCCTTCGTCATCGCCGTCGGGCGCTAGGAGCTTTTCATGACCATTGCCTTCAGCCCTTCCGGCTCCACCTTCCATGACAGCGCCCTAGGCGACGTACCCGACGACGCAGTGCCGATCGATGCGGCCTTGCACGCCTCGCTGCTTGCTGCCCGCTCGGATGGCGGAACGATCGTCATGGGATTGGACGGTGTCCCGGTCGGCGTGCCCCGCCCCCGCGTGCCGATCGAGCAGCTGCGCGCCAGTGCAGTTGATGCGGTGAAGCGACAGGCCTCAGCGCGGATCCTCGGGCTCGTCCCGCTCTGGCGCCAGATCAACGACGCGCGCGAGCTGCCGCTTTCGTCAGGGGAAGACCGCGCAGCGATCGAGGCACGCTTTGCCAGTATCGACGCGGTTCGCGCTCAATCCGACGCGCTCGAGCGCAAGGTCGCTCGCATGAGCGCGCGCGCCATTGCCGCCTTCGACGCCGCTTCGCCCGATCACTGGCCAACAGAGAGGACCAGAAACCCATGAAATATGTCGTCGAACCCTACGATCCTGACACCCGCAGCGTCCTCGTCACTTTCGACCCGGACGGCATGGCACACACGCGGGGCGTCAATGCCTGCCACAAGCCGGATGGCAGCTATGATCACGAAGCAACCATAGAGCGCGTGGAGCAGGTCGCGCTGGGCGTAGCGGCCAAGATCGAGCTTGGCATCATCACCGCTCTGCCGGAACCTGAGCCGGACGCAGCTACCGCCTGACGACTTCGGGTGTGGGATCGCATTCCACACCCGCCACCCCGCGCGCTGCGCGAGCCGCAGCGCCAATGTCGCGCGTCATGAACGCGCTTCCCGATCCCCGCCGCATTATCGGCAACATCATCCGTCTCGGCACCATCGACAGCGTTGATCGGGCCGATGCGACGTGCCGCGTGCGGATCGGCGAGATCGTCACCGGCGACATCTGCTGGATCGTGCAGCGCGCCGGCAACACCCGCACCTGGTCCCCGCCGACAATCGGCGAGCAATGCCTGCTGCTCTGCCCCGAAGGTGACACCGATGGCGGCGTCGCCGTCCTCGGGCTGTTCTCCGATGCGATGCCCGCGCCCTCGACCGAGGATCTCGATCTGATCCAGTTCGGCGACGGTGCGATCCTCTCCTATGACGCGCACGCGCATCTGCTGGTCGCGCAGCTGCCCGCGGGCGGCAAGGTCCGCATCGATGCGCCGGGTGGCGTCACGATCACTGGTCCCGTTTCGATTACCGGCGACGTGACTATCACGGGGAAGGCGACCGCCAGCGACGACGTGATCGCCGGGGGAAAGAGCCTCAAGTCGCATGTGCACACCGGCGTTACCGCGGGCGGCGCCGTCTCGGGCCCGCCGCGATGATCGGCATGAGCGTGGTCACGGGCAAGCCGCTCGAGGGGCTCGACCATCTGCGCCAGTCGATCGCCGACATCCTCTCGACGCCGATCGGCTCGCGCGTAGGTCGCCGCGAATACGGCTCGCTGCTGGCCGACCTGGTCGACCAGCCCATGAACGCGGTCGGCCGCATGCGCCTGATGGCCGCGACGGCTCTCGCCATTCAGCGCTGGGAACCGCGGGTCACGCTGTCGGCCGTCGTCATCGAGCAGACCGGCCCCGGCGCCTTTTCTGCCCAGCTCGCCGGCCGGCGCACCGACGTGACCGGCCCGAACGCCAGCGCACGCCTCACCGTCCCGCTGCCCCGCAGCAGCCCCACCGTTTATGCCTGAAGGAGCCACCATGCACGGCATCACCATCAAAGAAGTGACCGAGGGCGCCCGTTCGCTCGTCCTTGCCGCAACCGCGGTCATCGGTCTGGTCGCGACCGCCACGGCGCCGGCGGGCGCGGCGACCGAAGCGCTCGACGCGGCCTTCCCGCTCAACCGTCCCGTGCTCGTCGTCGACCTCGAGGCGGCGATCGGCGTTGCCGGCACCACGGGCACGCTGGCATCGGCGCTTCGCGCTATCGCTGACCAGGCGAAAGCCCCCGTCGTCGTCGTGCGCGTCGCGGCCGGCGCGGATGCCGCGGCGACCAGCGCGAACGTCATTGGCGCCACGGCAAACGGTCTGAAGACGGGCATGCAGGCGCTGCTCGGCGCAGAGTCGCAGCTTGGCGTAAAGCCGCGGATCCTCGGCGCGCCGGGCCTCGATACGCAGGCGGTCACGACCGCGCTGGTCATCATCGCGCAGAAGCTGCGCGGGTTCGCCTATGCCTCGGCGATCGGCGCGGACATCACCGCGGCGCTTACCTACCGGGCAAACTTCGGCGCGCGCGAGCTGATGCTGATCCATCCCGATTTCATCGCCTTTGACACGAAGGTCGCGGCCAACGCGACCAGCTATGCGGTCGCCCGCGCCCTTGGCCTGCGCGCCCGGATCGACCAGGAGGAGGGCTTCCACAAGTCGCTGTCCAACGTCGCGGTGGAAGGCGTTGTCGGTCTCACCAAGGACATCCAGTTCGACGTCCAGGACGAAAACAGCGACGCCGCGCGCCTCAACGACAAGCAGGTGACCGCGCTCATCCGGGCGGGCGGGGGCTTCCGCTTCTGGGGCAACCGCACCTGCATCGACGCGACGTCACCCTTCACCTTCGAGACCGCCACGCGCACCGCGCAGGTGCTGCTCGACACGATCGGCGCCGGCATGATGTGGGCGATCGACAAGCCGCTGCGGCCGAGTCTGGCCAAGGACATCGTCGAGACGATCAACCTGTCGATTGCCGGCCTGGTGACCGCCGGGCAGCTGATCGGCGGCAAGGCCTGGTTCGTCGCCGACAAGAACCCCGCCTCGAGCCTCGCGCAGGGCAAGCTGTCGATCGACTATGAATTCACGCCGGTCCCGCCGCTCGAGAACCTGCTGCTCACCCAGCGGATCACCGACAGCTATCTCGCCGACTTCTCCGTCGCCTGATCGCCGCCCCCTTCCCGACCTGAAAGCTAGGAGCCGATCATGGCACTGCCCCGCAAACTGAAGAACATGAACCTGTTCAACCAAGGCCGCAGCTATATCGGCGAGGTGCCCTCGGTCACGCTGCCCAAGCTGACCCGCAAGCTCGAGGAATATCGGGGCGGCGGGATGGACGGCACCGTGAAGCTCGACATGGGCGCCGAGGCCATGGAGATGGAATTCAGCGCCGGCGGTCCGCTGCGCGACGTGCTGCTGCAGAGCGCGGCGCCCACCATCGGCGGTCTCTTCCTGCGCTTTGCCGGCCAGTATCAGAACGACTCGTCCGGCACGTCCGATGCGGTCGAGGTGACGGTGCGCGGGCGCCACGAAGAGATCGACATGGGCGAGCAGAAGGTCGGCGAAGGCGGCGACTTCAAGGTCAAGATGGCGCTCGTCTATTACCGCCTCGAGTGGAACGGCGAGGTGCTGATCGAGATCGACGTGCTCAACATGGTCCACATCGTCGGGGGCATCGATCGCCTCGCCGACATGCGCGCGATCATCCTCTGATCCACTCCGCCACCAATCTCTCAAAGGAAGTTCGCATGCGCGACACCAATCCCGAACACACGACCGTCAAACTCGACTTTCCCTTCACCCGCGGCGAGGTGACCATCGACAGCGTTAAGGTGCGCCGGCCGCGCTCGGGCGAGCTGCGCGGGCTCAACATCGCCGACCTGGTGCAGATGAATGTCGCCGCGACCGCCAAGCTGCTGCCGCGCATCACCATGCCGCCCCTGACCGATGCCGAGGTCAACAATCTCGATCCCGCCGACCTGACGCAGTTCGGCATGGAGGTGCAGGATTTTTTGCTGCCGAGGGCGGCGAAGGAGCAGGACTCCCGGAGCTGATCGACGACGCGATGGCGGATCTGGCGATCGTCTTCCACTGGCCCCCCGCCGCCATGGACGAGATGACGGTCGCCGAGCTGATGCGCTGGCGCACGCGCGCGGCTGAGCGCCACAACCCGGAAAGCTGACGCCATGGACCGCAACCTCCGCATCCGCATGCTGCTCGAGGCCAGTGACAAGGTCACCAGGCCGCTGCGCGATATCATCGGGGGTTCGGCCAAGGCTGCGGCCGCGCTGAAGGTCACGCGGAACAGCCTGAAGGATCTGAGCGCGCAGGCGCGTACGATCGGCGACTTCCGGATCGGCCAGGCAAAGGGTGCGGAGATCTTCGGGCAGGTCGACGACGCCCGGCGCCGGATCCGCGCCCTGCGCGATGACATCGCCCGCACCGACACCCCCACCAGGCGTATGACCAACGCGCTCGCCGCGGCCGAGGCGGCGGAACGCAAGCTCGTGCGCGGCAGCGAAGAACACAGCGCCGAGCTGACGCGGCTGCGATCAGGTTTAACGTCCGCCGGCGTCGACGTCCGCAATCTGGGCGCGCACGAGGCGCGGCTGCGCGACAATATCGCCGCGACGACCGCGACGATGGGTCGGCAGCGTGCCGAGTTCGATCGCCTCGACGAACGGCAGAGGCGCTTCGGCCGAGCACGCGAGGGGTTCGCCCGCACCCAGAACATGGCGACCGGTGTCGCGGCTGGCGGTGCGGCCGGCATCGCGACGGGGATGGCGCTCGGTCGCCCGATCCTCGGCGCGATCGGCGACGCGCAGGAATACCAGTCGGTGATGACCGACATCGCCCAGAAGGCGGATCTCGGGCGCGACCGATCCGAGAAGATGGGCCGCAACCTCCTCGCCGCGGCGCGCGCTGCCAACCAGATGCCCGACGAACTGCAAAAGGGCGTGGATACCCTCGCCGGCTTTGGCCTCAGTCCAGAAAAGGCGGTCGCGATGATGCGGCCGATCGGCCGCGCGGCGACCGCGTACAAGGCCGAGATCGCCGACCTGTCGGCTGCAGCCTTCGCCGCCAACGACAATCTGAAGGTGCCGGTCGAGCAGACCGCGCGCGTCATCGACATCATGGCGCAGGCGGGCAAAAGCGGCGCCTTCGAGATCAAGGACATGGCGGGGGCGTTCCCGGCGCTCACTGCCGGCTATCAGGCGCTCGGCCAGACCGGCACCGGCGCGGTCGCAGATCTCGCGGCTGCGCTGCAGATCGCGCGCAAGGGTGCCGGCGATTCGGCGACCGCGGCCGGCAACGTCGCCAACATCATCCAGAAAATCGCCTCGCCGGCGACGATCAAGGCGTTTTCGAAGTTCGGCATCGACCTGCCGAACGCGCTGAAGAAAGCCTATGCAGACGGGAAGACGCCGCTCGAGGCGATCGCCGAGCTGACGAAGAAGGCGACGGGCGGCGATCTCGGCAAGATTGGCTTCCTGTTCGAGGACGCGCAGGTCCAGCAGGGCTTGCGGCCGCTGATCCAGAACCTCGAGGAATATCGCCGGATCCGTGCGACCGCGGCCGGCGCCTCGGGCACGACCGACACCGACTTTGCCGAGCGCATGAAGGACTCGGCTGAACAGACCAAACAGCTGCGTATCAATGCGCAGGTGCTGGGGGTTTCGCTCGGCTCGATGCTGCTGCCGGCCGTCAACGCGATTACCGAGCGCGCATCGCGCTATGCCGGCGTGATCGCCAGGTGGACTGAACGCCATCCGGTGCTCGCCAAGGCTATCGCGCTGGCGGCTGCAGCGCTCTCCGTGATGTTCATCCTGCTGGGCGGTGCCGCGATCGTCATCGCTGCCGTCATGGGACCGATAGCAATCCTGAATGCCGGCCTGATAGCGATGGGCGTTGCCGGCGGTACCGCATCGATCGGGCTGCTGCCGATCCTCGGCACCGTCCTGGCGATCATTGCCGTGATCGCGCTGCTCGCCGCGGCGGTGTACCTGATCTACGCCAACTGGGGACCGATCACCGCATGGTTCGGCGCGCTTTGGCGCGGGATCGTCGGCGTCGTCACCGGTGCGCTTGGCTGGTTTGCCGGCTTGCCCGCCCGCTTCGGAGAATTCGGGCGCAACATGATCGCCGGCATGATCAACGGCATCACCGGCATGCTTGGCGCGCTGAAGGCGACGATCGTCGGCGCCGCGTCGTCGGCCGCGACCTGGTTCAAGCAGAAGCTCGGCATTCGCTCGCCGTCGCGCGTGTTCGCCGGCTTCGGCGGTTACATGATGCAGGGACTGAGCAACGGTATTACGCGCGGCGCCGGCGAGCCCGTACGGCGGATTGGCAGCCTGTCTCGCGATCTCACCGCGGCGCTGGCGGTCGGCACCGCGCTGCCAGCGTTGACGCCTGCCGGCGCAGCATCATTGCCCGGTTCGACCGCAGGAGGCGGCAGCGGTGCTTTCGCCTCCGCGCCGATCACGATCAACGTCTACGGCGCCCCGGGCCAGAGCGAGCAGGCGCTCGCCGCGGCGGTCGAGCGCGCCCTCGCGCGGGCGCAGGGTCGTCAGCGCGCCATGTCGCAATCATCCTTTGCCGACCGTCCCGATGGAGCCGACCTGTGAATATGATGGCGCTGGGCATGTTCGTCTTCTCGCTGCCGACGCTCGCCTATCAGGAGCAGCAGCGCAAAAGCGGCTGGCGGCATGCGCGCAGCGGCCGGGTCGGCGCGATCGATGCCACGCAGTTCCTCGGGCGCGAGAACGACAGGATCAGCCTGTCGGGTGCGGCCTATGCCGAGCTGATGGCGGGCCGCGCGTCGCTCGACCAGCTGCGCGACATGGCGGCGGAAGGAAAGGCGTGGCCGCTGGTCGACGGCACCGGCCGCGTTCACGGCGCCTTCGTCATCACCGACATCGACGAGGGGCTGAAGGAGTTCTTCCCCGACGGCACGCCCCGCAAGATCGACTTCTCGATCGAGCTGCTCGAGGTGGCGCAAGACGCAGGCGTCGCAGCATGACGGCGGTCAACAACGTGCCCGACTTCAGGGTCACGCTCGACGGCACCGATCTTACCGATCGAATCCGGCCGCGCCTTATCACCCTACGGTTGAGCGAGCGCCGCGGCGGTGACGCCGACCAGCTCGAGATCACGCTCGACGATTCGGACGGCCGGCTGGCGATGCCGCGCGAGGGTGCGACCCTGAGCGTGCAGCTCGGCTGGTCAGCCGGATCCGGCGTGACGGTTGGCCTGGTCGACAAGGGCAGGTTCACCGTCGACGAGGTCGAGCATAGCGGCCCGCCCGACCAGATCACGATCCGCGCGCGCGCGGCAGACTTTACCAGTACGATTGCCACGCGCCGGGAGAAAAGCTGGCACGACACGACGCTCGGCGCGATCGTGAAGGAAATTGCCGATCGCAACCGCCTGACGCCGCGCTGCGCGCCTGCTCTGGCGTCGATCGCCATCAAGGCGATGGCACAGACCCGCGAGAGCGATATCGCGCTGCTGCGCCGGCTCGGGCGCGAGCATGACGCGGTGGCAACGGTGAAGGCCGGCGCATTGATCCTTTCGCCTACCGGCGCCGCGACGACGGCAACCGGCGCGGCGATCCCGGCGATCACGATCCGCCGCGGCGATGGCGATCGTCACAGCTTCCGGATCCGCAAGCGTGAAGAGGCGGGCAGCGTGTCGGCGGACTGGCATGATCGCAAGAGCGCGAAGAAGAAGACTGTTACGGTTGGCAGCGGCACCGGCGAGGTGAAGCGCCTGGCGCGGACCTATCCGACCGAAGAGGCCGCCCGCCGCGCGGCTACCGCCGAACAGGGGCGCGCCGCCCGCGAGCCGCGCTCGCTGGATCTGGGGCTCGCGCTCGGGCGGCTGGAGATTTACCCTGACCGATCGGTGACGGTGACGGGGTTCAAAGAGGAGATTGGTGCCGTGAAATGGCTCGTCGCGGATGTAACGCACGAGCTGCTTCCCGACCGGGGATTTACCACGGCACTGACATTGGAAAGCGTCGTTTAAGATTACATTCGACGGCCGATGAAGACGACCCGCCCGACTATCCTGATCTCGTCTGACGCAACTTCATCAGGCGGGATCGTGGGGTTATCGGATAGAAGCGCAATGCGCCCTGACGGTCTCATGCGAAGCCGTTTAATCATCGCGGCATCGCCCATAAGCAGGGCCCACAGCACATCCTGCTCACGAAAGCTGTTCTGCGTTTTGTCGATGAGGACGATGTCGCCATCGAGCATCGTTGGCATCATCGAGTCCCCTCGACCGCGCGCAAAGACGAGGTGCTCAGGCGGTGCGTCCGTGAGAGCTGACAGCCAAGCTCGAGGAAACCTTCGACGAGTGGTCTCTACCGATAGATGGTCGGTGTAGGTTTCGCCCAAACCGAAAGCCAAATCGATCTCGTCGATTGTGACGAGATCCAGCATGTCCGCGATTACATCCTCGGTGGGGAGCAACATGGCTCCCTCATTCGGATCGTCAACCTGCCCGGCGAGATAGGCCGGCGTCGTTTGCAGTTCCTGTGCAATGCGCCCGATGTGTCGCGAGCCTGACGACACCCCCGATACGAGCTTGCCGATTGACTGCTGAGACACCCCGACACGTCGTGCGAGTTCAGACTGCGAAACGCCGTGTTGACGCATCAGGAAGGCTAAGCGTTCGATCTTTATCACAGGCCATTCCTACAACCCAAGATGTAACAGCATACGTACTATTTAGCGTTGACTATTTTACAACACCGGTTGTAGGAGGGTGTATGCACTCGGAAGCAACACCCTTCGAAGCGCTTCAGGCGGCGGTTGCCCGAGCAGGCTCACAGTCAGCTTTGGCCCGCGTCTGCGGTGTTTCGCAAACCGCTGTTTGGAAATGGATTCAGCGCGGCAAACGGCTTCCCGCAGAGTTGTGCCTCGTGGTCGAGCGGGAAACCGGCGTTTCAAAACATTCGCTCCGTCCTGATATCTATCCGCTGAAACCTACGCTCAATGTCGTACCGAATCCCACACGCAATATCGCGTGCGATCGTACCGGCATTTCGCACCGCATGGTTCGCGCATGACTACCATCCGCTCCCCCCGCACTTTCGCGAACGCCATGACCCGCATCGCGGCTTCGCTCTCTTTTGAGACGTGCCGGAAGATAGTCCACCGGTCCAACCGGACGGTGCGCTACTGGTCGGAAGAACGCTCGAAAAAGCGACCGACGATCGAGCAGGCGTTGCAGTTCGACATCGCGTACCGGCTGGCCGGTGGCGAGGGTGCCCCGTTTCTGGACACCTACATGCACAAGCTCGACGTTGCCGTGGAGGCTGCGATCGCCTGCCGCGATGCGCTTGCCGGGGACTTCGCGACCTTCGCGCGTGAGTCGGGCGAAGCCATCGCCGCCGGGTTTGCCGTCACACTTTCGAACGCCTCCGAGCGCGACATCATCCGTGCCGTCGTCGAGGTCGAGGAGGCCGAGAGCGCGCTGGCCGCGATCCGCCGTCGGCTCGCCAGCATTGCAAGGCTCGTCGCGGGATCGAACACAGCGCCAGTCCGGGGAACACAATGACGATCTCGAAACCTACCAAGCACCGGATCCCCGGCATTGCCTGCCCGCATTGCAGCGGGCCGGCGGGGATCCGCAACAGCGCGGCGTTGACCACGATGGTGCGGCATATCCGCTATCGCTGCGAGAACGACACCTGCGGGCACGTGTTCGTTGCCGAGCTGCAGGTCATCCGCACGATCGTGCCGAGCGCCTGCCCGAACCCGGACATCCGCCTCCCTTTTTCCAACCCGAACATTTGCAGGAGCCGACCGACGCCGGCGAATGACGACAACCGCACCCCGGCCAACGACGACATTATGACGTCGCCCGCCGCGATCACGCCAGCCCCCGGCTGATCGCGCGCGGCAGCGCCGCACTCCGCCTCCCACACCGTCTCCCACCGACCCACCGCCCCGCCGGAAGCTCGCGCTTCCGGTGACGCCAAAGCCTTGCCTGAAAGGATCAAGCCATGCTCCACGCCACTCCGTCGACCCGTCGCTCCGTGCCGCTTGCCGCCGCGCAGGTCGCCCCGCTCACGCCCGCCGCATACCTCCGCCTCCGCCGGGCCGCGGCAGGCCTATCGGTCTCTGACGCCGCCAGACGGATCGCACCGAACAACCAGGCCGACGCCGCCAGACTGATCCGGCAGTTGGAAACCGACGGCACTGCGGCTCGCTATGTCGAGACGATCCACGGTCTACGCGACGCCTACCCACTCGACGTCGACGTGTACCTGCAGCTGCGCGATGCACCTGCAGATGCGCGTCCGCGGATCTGTGACGGTTGCGGGTGCAGCCACTGGGATCCGTGCGGTTTGCCTGACGATGCCGGCAGCTGTGTCTGGACGAACGAAACGACCTGCACACGCTGCAGCGGCGAGGCCTTTCCGATCACGGTGTACCAGTGAGCGTCGTCGCCATCGCGTCGGGTACGCGCCAGGTCGAGCGTCGCATGCGCCGTCGCCGTGCTGCCAAACTCACGCTGTTGATCGCGTTCGCCTTCGTCTGGATCCCCGTCGCGATCGTCATGGTCATCGCGGGCATGCCGGATCGCCGCGCATGATCGTGCCGCACCTTATCCATGGCGCCGGCATTGGTTTGCTTGTCGGTGGCGGCGCGACGGCGCTCGGCGTCATCACCGCCAGCCTGATCCCGCAATGGCCCCGCATCGTCCGGCTCGCGCTCGGCAATGTCGAACCCGTGCAGCGGGTGTCGGACGCCATTCCACACCCCGCGACCGATGGCGGCCCCCGTCAGCCATTCCAGACAGGGCATCCGCCAATGTCTCCGCGCGCCCTTTGCCCTCTCCACACCTCACAAAAAGGTTCGATCGCATGACCCAGACCACCGCAGACCGGAACGAAGGCATGGGCGGCGGTCGCGTCGCGGCCGACGAGCTGCGCCTTCTGATCGAACGTGCCGAGCGCCTCGAGGAAGAGAAGAAGGGGATCAGCGACGACATCAAGGACGTGATGGCCGAGGCCAAGGGCCGCGGTTACGACCCCAGGGCGATCCGCAAGATCTTATCGATCCGCAAGAAGAAGCGGGAGGAGTATCAGGAAGAGGAGGCGATCCTCGAGGTCTACCTCCAGGCGCTGGGGATGCTGTGATGGCCGCCTCAGCCGCCGCCCTGACGCTCCGCTCGCGAGTAGTCCTCGTCATCGCTGCCAGCATTCTCGCGTGGATCCTGACACTGGTGGCAGCTGCTGCCGCGGTGCGGTCATGATCCGTCAGCTGACCCGCGTAGATCGCCAGCACCTGCGCCACGTTGCGCGCAGGCAGTGGCGCACCGTCCTCGTACCGTGTGCAGTCATCGACATTGAAGGTGTCGGCCGTTCGATCGTCTGCATGCGCCGGCTGGAAACACGCTGGAGCAACAGCAACCGCCGTCGCCTGTGGCGGCTTCCCGGCGCGCAGCTGCGACAGCCAGCGCGATGATCCCCCCAAAAAAGGAGGCCCGATGAACGCCCCATCCATCGTGAGACTTGCCGGCAAGATGACCCGCGCCGCCGAGCGCGGAAAAGGCATCAAGGTTGAGTCCGCGGACCTCGACCTTCTCGGAAGCCTCGGCCTTTTCGACATCATCAATCGTGCCGTTGCCGATTACCTGAAAGAGCAGACACAATGCCGCGACGCACGCCGCCGGTTTACCGCAGAGGAAAATACTGGCTTGCCCCCGACGAACGGGCAGACGGAACGCTTCGGAGCCCCAATCTCTACATCTGGTGGTACGACAGTGAAACGCGACGCGAGCGCAGCACGACAACGTCTACAGGCGACGTAGCAGCGGCAATTCTGGCGCTCGACAAGGTCTACCTTGCCGACAAGGACGAAGCACCGGCCTTTTGTCACGCATGCGGCCAACCGCTCGCGCAGGCGCAAGCGTATCTGCTGACCGATGCCATCGCAGACTATAAGATTGAATGGGGCAACTCCCGGGCTTCGGCTGACACGATCTCCGGCCGTCTGGCCCACGCTGTCGCGTTCCTCGATGCAGAGGAAGCACTCGGCGCGGAAGGCCGGTTCGGTCATTCGACGAGCTGCGCCACGGCATGCGGCACTGTTTTCGTCAACGCGTTCCGCGCCTGGTCTCGGTTACAGCCCGTCGAGTGGCGCAACGGCAAAGGCGAAGTCACCGTCTCGCGTCCGCGCTCACCGGCTGCGACCGAGGCATCGATCGCGCAGCTGATCGCGGTCTTGAATCATGCCGCGAACGCAGAGCCCGCGCGCTCCGATAAAAGACCTATCTACAAGCCACTCCCGGCCCGCCAGGTTCAACGCCAGCGCCGCACCCGAATCGGCGTCGAGGAACTGGCGAGAATGTTCGCCTACGCAGCTGAGCCCGATCGCCAGCGCGGTTCGCTTCACGCATTTCTGGTCGCTTCGGTCTGCACGATCGCGCGACCAGGCGCTGTGGTGGATATTAGCGTCGCACCCGATCGCCAGCAATGGTGGCCTGGTGCCCCGACGATCGATCTGAACCCGCAAGGCCGAACACAGAACAAGAAGCATCGCGCGCTTCTACCCGTGCTGCCGCTGCTCGACCGCTGGCTGCACGTCGAATACGCGACGTACATGGCGCTCAAGCCCGCCGAGCGTGCAGGTCGCGGCTGGCTGGTGAATCATTACGGCCGCCCCGTGCAGGACGTCGATCGCGCCTGGGACACGATGCTGAAGAAGCTGGACATGCCGACCGCCCGCGAGTGGCGCCCCTATGTGCTGCGCCACAGCCTCGCGACGCTCGTCCGCAACCGCGGCGCGGAAAAATGGGATCTGGAAGGCTTCATGGGCCACCGCGCCGGGAGCCAGACTGAGGTCTACGCGATCGGCGAGTTCCCCAGCGTCGTCCGCGCGCTGGAGAGCATCATTTCAGAGATCGAGAAGCTCGCGCCGGGTGCGATGCACCGGAGTCGTACCGGAGCCGCAAAATCCTCGACCATGCGGGAGGATGAGAAAATGTAAGTAATTTCAACAGGATGTCGATGGTGCCGCTTACAGGACTCGAACCTGTGACCCCCGCATTACGAATGCGATGCTCTACCAGCTGAGCTAAAGCGGCCCGATGACGGATATCTCCGGTCGAGGGGGCG